GCTGTAGCACCATTGTAATCAAGCTGTCTTGACTTGTTAGTCATTGTTGGTCTTTCAAATACAATTTTTAAATTTGAAGTAGTAGTTGTTATTACTTTGTTTAATGTAACTTGCGTGGAACTATTTATAGCTACAACAAATCTTTTTTGAGTGATTTCAGTAGGAATCTCAATTGTATCAAACTCACTTACTATATCACCTATTTTTACATTACTAGTATTTCCACTTATGTTAACAACAGCGCTATTAGAAACTGTACCACTTATAGCAGTGTTATATCTGTCTAAAACAATAACAGGCTCATATGGAGCATATTTAGCTACTGATATTTGATCTTCATTGGTGTAATGACCTGAGTTTTGAGCTAGCTGTATGTTTATCTTTCTTGGTTGGTTATTATTGTCTGTCCAAAACAATAAACTTTCTACTAAATTAATACCTGTAACTGGAAAAGATTTATTGAAATTTAAAAAATGCCCTTCAACTAAAACTTTAGAAGTATATGGAGAGTTTAAACTTATTTGAGTTATACCACAGTCGTCAGCGTTTGTAGCTCTAGCTCCTGACGGACTGTCAAAATTAGTCCAAAGAAAATAAGCTATATTATTTGTTTCATCTATAAAATGACCTATAACTACAGATGTGTTTTCGTCAATTCTTTTTAAAACTGAATTACCTAACACATTTTCAAACTCACCAACAGTTGATCCTTCTGATCTACTAATCATTAAGTTTATAGCTTCTCTATATTCACCGTTAGGCAATAATCGAGAGTCAAGATCTTGATTCATTTTACCTTTTAAAAAGGTATTTTTAATTTCTGCCATGTATTAGTGTTTAATCCATTTAGATTTATTACGCATAACTTGTACTATTTCGTCTAACTTAATATTAGATAATCTAATTTTAGCGTTTCTTAATTTAGCAAACCTTTCTTGTTTATATCTTTGTACGATGTACTCTTGAGTATTTGCTCTAGTAGATAATATAGCATGGTTTAGATGAGCGTACATTGCATCTTCTGCCATCTTAGGAACTTTAGTATCTAAATCATATGCTAAGCCATCAGAGATGTATTCTAGCATTATTATTTTATTTGCTAAATCACTAGAAAAATTAAATGTACCCATTGTTGGGTCAATATTAAACCATCCGTTAACTTGCATATTAACAGGATCGCCTCCATATCTTTGCCCGTAAAAACCACCAAAGCCCCATGTAGATTCTCCCCACCAATCATACATATATACCGTAGGGTTATTTGTATTAGCTGGCCATAAACCAGTTATTCTACTAGGATCATTAGCTTGCCATCTTTCATTTGTAACAGAAGTGCCGTCTATATTTTCCTCAAAGTTATCTTGTACTATGTTACCAGCTTGATCTTGTATTGGTGCACTTGAAGGACTACTAGTTAATTGTGTAGGATATATAGTATGTTTTACACCCAAACCATCTACCCAAGATAATTTAACATAGTTAATATAGTCTTGTGGTATAACTACAGACAAGCTTGGTGGAACAGTAAGTTCTTGTGACTTAATACTTTTTAATGTATCAAAGCTAAATTCAGATAAACCTCTTTTAGCGTGGAATATAACATCACTTCTTCTTACGTTTGGTATAAGTTTGTCTTGACCAACATAAGCAACCATGAAGTTGTTTATAATGTCTTTTAATTTAGTATATTCATACCCGCCGTAGTTATTAGCTACAGCACCTGCTTTTAATTGTACCTTTACATAAGTACCTATATTTTGGCCATTACCTAAAGTTATTGTACTACCATTAGAATTGTTAACTAAACTATATGTAGTTATGTACTCTGTCCAGTTGTTTATACCGTTTGGACTAGTGTATATTCTAAAATTGTTTAAACCAAAATCAGGATCTGTTGGCGCCCAACTTGTAGAACTACCTAAAACTAATTGAGTGTTAAAGGTAAACGTATAAACAGTAGTTGCAGCAACTGAAGTATATATAATCTGCGCGCCCGCGTAATATTGTAAGTTTGTTTCTTGGATTAATCCACCATCAGGTCTTGCCATGTTTTACATTTTTGAATTTTGTTCTTCTTGTGCTATTTCTTGCGCCGCTACTTGTATAATAGTAGGGTCATTTATTATAACTCCAGCATATGCTAGTATTTTAGTTACAACATTTGTTTGCTCTGTTACGCTTAATTCAAAGTTTACAGATGTACCTGCATTATATAAAAACTGACCTAACGTGCCAACACTATAACCCCAGTTTATATCAGCAGGAGTTTTTAAATAAGATATAGTGATTCCTGATTGTATAGTTGTAGGATACAAATATAATAAATCTTGTTCGTATAAATAAACAGGAAAATCAGTTGTTGGTTTTGTAAGTGGAGATAATAGAAGTTGTGTTATCTCACTTCTTTGTGAGTATTGTGTTAATTCTTCACCATTATAATAAACGCTACCAAGTCTATATATATCTGTAGGTGTTAAAGCAAAATTACCATTAACAGCGCTATAAGTTGTAGCACCTGTTCTTTGAAAAAATTGTAATTTTTGTTCAATATTTTTTACGCGATTAGCGTATTCAGTATCATTTTGTGGCATACGATACTGTTGGTTTAAATCATCTTCATACTTTTCAAATATATTTAACTGCACTTGAGTTCCAACTTTGTTGAACTCATCAGGTGTCATATATCCTCTTTGTTGTTGGTTAAGTATTAATAAGACTGTTTTATATACAGTGTCTACGTTTATTGCCATTCTAGTGTATTTATTATAATATATGGGCTCGAGTGAACGAGCCCTATATATTAGTATTACAGGTTAAGAGATTTTTTTCTCTATAGTTTTATAAACTTCTACTCCTTCATCTGTTTTAAACCATGCAGCTAGTGCTGAGTAAGGGTTTTCATCAAATGGTATTGTAAATAATTTACGTTTGTTAGAACCATAAACAAAGGTTCTTTGATCTTGAGATAAACTTATAATTCCTGCTTCAGCTGCTTTTATACCAAAGTTTCTTAACATTACGTTTTCATCTTTAGCTAAACTAATAAATAACTGAGCATTTCTTTTTGCAAATAATAATATATCTCTTTTTAATTCTTTAGATGATAAATCAGAAACGCTAGATCCCATTTCAACTCTTAGGATTGCTTCAGCTTGTTCTATATCCATATCTTTTGCAGCGTTTAATGCCATAATCTCTAGTTGTAAATCAACTAATTGATCTTGAGCAATTGCTTGCGGTTTTAATTCTGCATATCTTCCATTTAAATCTGGGTGATATAATGATAAAAGCTTTTGTAAAGCTTGTTGTTCTTTAGGTACAAATAAAGATCCGTCTTTAAACATAATATGTTTTAATGTAACTTCTCCTTTTTGTTCATCAACGAACGGTGAGTTTTGATTAGTAGCATATCTCAATGCTCTTTGTGTATTTGATTCTTTATCAAAGTACAATAACGGATATTTTTCCGTGTGTCTAGATTTTAACGTGTATGTTAAAGGTTCTCTATCACCTGTTAAAAAATAGTTTCTATCTTTTATTTCCCAAGTGCTTTTAGCCTTAGGTTCTTTTTCTTTTGTTTTTGACATGATATAATATAATTAAATAGTTAAAAAATATAAGAGTAATAATTACCCCCGTAATTTTTACGAGGGTAAATATTACAATAAATATTAAGCTGTAAATAATACGAAGTTATTTCTAGCTTGTACACATAAACATCTTTCAGATAAGAAGTTTACTTCCATTGCATCTAAATTAGAAGTAGAAGCACCACCAACTGAACCAGTTAGCCATGATTTCATTCTTCTGTCATCTGCTTGAGAAGCTCTATATCTTACGTGTAAGAAAGGTCTTCTAATGTTTGTTCCAAGTAACTGATCGTATACTGTAGAAGTTCCAGCAGGAACTAATACACCATCGATATTGTCACCGTTAACAAAGTTAGTAGAACCACCTCTTGTTGACGCGTCGTTTAAGTATTTCCATGAAGTTTTGTAGAAGTCATAAGAACCTCTTCTGAATCCAGAGAAACCTAAGTTTAAAGCCATATCTTCAGAGTTTTCAAATACACCGTAAGATGTACCTCCAGCTCCGTAAGAATTTTGTTGTGCTAACATATTGTCAAACAATAGCTCAGTTTTTCTATCTAAGAATAACATGTTTTCTTCGATAGCTCCTTGAGAATCTAAGTTTTCTAATACAGCATCAAAATCTTGTAAAGATCCAGCATATCCTGAAAGTACGTTACCACCATTGTTGATAGCAGCAAATAAACCTTCAGTACCTATTTGTCCTGCAGTTGCTCCAGCCGCAAAGCTAAGACCAGCAGTTCCAGAAATAGTTCCAGCTTGTACGTTGTTAGCTAGTTCACCTTCAATCATTGCCATTTCTAAGTAATCTTCGAAACGTAATCTAGTTTCACCTTCAGCTTTTAAATACCATAAGTATCCAGAAGTTCCGTCTTCAGCAGCTACTTCAACCCAACCAATTTGAGCAGTGTCAGATCCACTTACAGCGTATCTATCTCTGATGATAATTGGTTTGTTACTGAAAGTAGTTAACTGAGGTTGGATAGATTGTCCAGAAGTTCCTGTAGCAGGACCAACAGAACCTTTTCCAAATTCAGAACCATATACAAATACTTTTAATCCAGTTAAACCAGCTGCACCAGCGTTTACATTAACTCTAGTATAAGGTAAAACATCGAAGTTTTGAGCTCCACCTGCACCACCTGCTCCTGCAGCACCTGTAGCTACTACAATTGCTTTTACAGTAAATGATGGATTAGCTGGATCCATGATTACAACAGTCATGTTAACAAATACTGTGTTAGTAACACCACCTGGTAAAGTAATTCTATTACCCGCGTTTGCTCCAACAGCAGAACATGCTACACCGTCATAACCTATGTGTAATCTATTTTGTTCAGACCAAACTACTTGATCAGACATCATTGGCATTTCAGCGCCAACCATTCTTAAGAAGCCACTTAACGTTCTGTTTCCGTAACGCTCTACCTCAGCTTCATAAATTTCCGGTAGATATTGTTGTGCGAAGTCATTCCCACCACCACTATTAAAGTTTAAATAATTACTAGTTAAAGTTTGTGTAGTTAGTGAAGGTATTAAACTTCCAAATTGAGGACTTAATACACCCATTGTTTTTTAGTTTTAATTGTTAAATTTACTTGTTTTAATTTTCAACTTAGAACTATCTACTCCGTTTATAGCGCGTACTTTAAAACCACCTATGCTAACTCCTTCACCTGCACTTTGACGCGGAGCATCTAGTGTTGGATTTTTGGAACTATTCATAACATTTTTAATCCCATCAGTTTTACCTTGTTCATAAAAATGGTTTACAATACGATCTATATTTTGAGCAGCATACATAGCTTTGTGATAACCTTTCGTGTCTTTAACATTACCTTCACTGTCTAAGAACTTCTCGACGAAGTTGTTAATGTTTGATTGGTTTTCTGCAATAGCATTAGGATCTTTAACTCCATATCTAAAATTCTTTTCACCAACTTCGAAATCAAAACCTTTGAAATCATTAGTAAATAATTGTTTAGTGTCGTTAACAAATCTTTCGTGCTGCTGCGTAGCTAACTCTTGATCTTTGTTGTATCGATTGAAAAAGTCTAAAGCCTTTTGTTGATCTTGATTTGTAGACGGTCTTAACTTAATCTCGTCATAGTATTTAACCTTTAAATCTTCTAAATGCTTTCTTGCTTTTGCAATTTCTTCTTTCTTTGCGAGTTTTTTTCTTCGGATATCTCGCTCCTCATCTAAATCAGTATCAAATGAAAAATTTTCTTCCATTACAAATGAAAGATCATCTTCGCTTAAATGTGGTTTAGTGTTTTTATAATACTCTTTTAATAAAGTATTTTCATCAACGTTAGAATAATCCGCGTTGAGTCTTGTATAATCTTCTATAGTGCCACCAGTTTCTTTCATAAACTCTACAAGTTTTTCTACGTTTTCTGGTAACTCAATTTTTGGAGTTTCTGTTACTACTTGCTCTTGCTTAAGTATTGGCTTTTCTTCCACCTTGGCAACTTCTTCAATAGGCGTGCTGGGCTCTTTAACGGCTGTTTCTCCTCCAACGTCCACGCTTTTGCCATCTCCGGTTTGTTCGCCCACATCCACCTTCTCTGTTTCTCCGATTTGAATGGCATCTGTTTCTTCTTTTTTCTGTGTTAAATCTACTTTAATAGGTTCTTCAGCTTTTACATTAGGATCTTTAGTAAGATCTACTTTAACTGGTTCTTCTTTTTTTTCAGTAAACTTTTTAACTTTTGTTTTTGACTTTATTTTAAAGTCACCCTCCTGTTTAACAGGTTCAGTTGTTTTTGTTTCTTCTGACATAATATAATATAATTAAATAATTAATAATTAGACAATCGGCATTGTTCCAGCCATGTCTGGTTGTTCAAAGTTTTTAGGCAAAGAATCATTTTGTCTTTGACTAATTAATTCGCTTTGTTGTGTAGCTTCCATTTTGCTACGTTTATCTTTACGATCTTCGATCATATTTTCTTTTAACTTCATCGCTTCAACTTCTATATTTTTTAACTGCATATCAAACTGGTGTTGAAACTCCATTTCTTGTTGCTTAAGTTGTGAAGCAATTTGCATGCGCTGTATTTCCATTTGATTAACAGCTTGCTCATATTGTACTTTAGAACCTGATATAGCTTCTTGTTTTTGTACTTCTGATAATGCTACTTTTTCAGCTGATTCAGCTTGCGCTTCTGCTTGAGCTTTAATATTTGCTTGTTGATTAGCTTGTTCTTGCGCTTGACGTTTTTTACGTTTTTGTTTCAATACGTCATTAGCTAGTTTAAGGTTTTTAATTTGACGTATATCTATAGCGTCTTCTAAATTAATACCACCTTTTTGTAAAGCCATTTGTATGTTTTGCTCTAACTGCGCTTTCTCTTCTTCTTCAGGTTCAAGTTCTAAATAAATACCAAAATCATGTATATTTAAATTTTGTATTTCTTGTAATGTACCTACATTGTAAGTAGATATAGAACTTTTTAAAGAGTTTAAAGTTAAAGGATAGTTTAATGAATCAGCAACTTTTAAAGATATGTTTTCACATGTTCTAAGTGTTAACCATAAACTAGAGTTTAATATATGTCTTGTAGCAGTATTAGATGCGTTAGCAGCTAACTTTTGTAAACCTACTAAACTGTTCTTGTCTGTATCACTACCATCACGAGCTTCATTAAGTCCGGTTACATCACGTATCATTTGTAAGTAATACTGATAAGTTTGTATTAAACTTTGTATTTTACCTTGACCACTAGAACTAGTTAATTCTTGTATAGGTACTTTACCTTGGTTAAGTGAACCTTCTTGTGTGAGTGATCTACCAACAATACTACCAGTTTGAAAATACATGTTTAATGCTTCAGCAGGATTATAGTTTGTTCCATTACCTAAATCAACCTCTGCTAAACCATCCATATCTAAAAACACACCATCTGGTACTATTCTAGACATAACTTGTTGTAGCTTTAAATGAGTTAATTGAATCATATCAGCAAAACCAGTAGTTTTACTAACAATAGATTCAATTCGTCCTTGGTACATTCTTGGCGCTACAATAGCGTAACTCATTTCTACTTTTGTTGTATCAGCAAAAGGTCTTGTCATATTCTCTGCTAATTCCCAACGTATTAATTCGTTGTTACCTATTACTTTAGCACCTTTGTAAAGTACTTCTATTTTTCTTGACACTTTAGAAAATCCATCAACATCTTCTGGCGGATTAAAGGTATCATCTTTTACTAATGCTTTTTCTAAACCTTGGCTAGTTTCTTTTATTTTAAATACTTGGTTGTTATATGTCTTGTATTCAAAATATAATACTTGTATAGTATTAGGATCATATGTTGCCCAACCATACAGAGTATCTCTATTACCAACTTGTTTTGATATTTTTTCTAGTTCACTTTCTGTTAATTCAGGAAATTCTTTTGCTATTTCACCAATAGTAAGTGATTTAACTTCACCAACATAATATATATCTTCAAAATTAGGATCTTCAGTATATGAAAATATTAATCTAGCAGGATCAACGTAGTCAATTGTAATACCGTTTGCTTTATTCCAATTTGTTTTAACAGCACCAATACCTAAAGTTACAAGATCATAATTAAATCTTTTTCTTGTATTATTAAATTTGTTTTTAGCCAATACATTGTCTATAACTTCTTCTTCAGCTATTTCTACAGCATGCTTATAACTAAGCTGCATATGCATATCTAACTGCTCTTCATTTTCAGGTAAATTAGCAGGATCAGGACTTTGGTATAAACTTAAACCTAACGTTGTTTTTAACTCTTCTAAATAAGGCTTAGCCAACATGTCTTCATATATAGCTGTAGCGTAATCTGTTCTTTTCTTTAATGATACTGGATCTTGCGCGCTTGCTTTTATTTCAAACACTTTGTTTGACATACCATTAACAACAATATCTACAAACTTAGATAATACAGGTACTGGTTTCCAATCTAAATTTAAATAAGACATATCACCATTTATAGCAAGTTCGTCTTTATATTTTTGTACAGGTTGTTCACCTCTAGCGTATAATCTTAAACTATGAAATCTATTATACGATGTAGCAAATCTAGTTCCGTTACCACCTTGTCTCCACCATTCGCCTTCTATAGCTTGAGCAACTTGCTCTCCATACTTCAGCGAGTTTTTCACTTCATCTGGCACAACTTGGCTAGGAAAAGAACTGTTTGGATTTGTCTGTATATTCATTTACTTAATTATTTTTGATAATGTACCTTTGTTATCATATTTTCTAATACCAAGGTTTATAGTTTGTCTTATTGTTTTATTTACTGGCGCATATCTATTTTTATTACAAGCCATTATAGCAAGTCCAGAACTAATAGATGCATCATACTTTGTTCTTCTAGTTATATCAAACTGAGCCCAATCTTCTAAAGTTCTTTGAAAATAAACATCTCCATAATTTTCACCATCAAATCCTACGGCATTTTCTATATATGTTTCAATAGCAGCAGCATGCGCTTGTATTATATCTTGGCTAGAGTTAGGTATTCCACCTATTTCTCTTTCTGTTACTGATAATTTAGCATAAATTTTATCTGGTCTATTCATACTAAAACCTCTATAACCTCTTCTTTTAAAATAATACAACAATCTAGGTTTATTATTTTCAGCAAGTATTGGCATACCATAAAATACACAAGCCATTAAAACATCTTCAAAAAATATTTCAGCTGTTTGTGGTCTAGCTATATATTCTAAAAAGAAATGATCTGCTGGTGCATCTTCAAGACTAAACTTAGTCAAACCATGTAAAGATCCGTTAGAACCTTTACCATCTACTGTTCCTGATATGTCATAACTATCACAACCAAAAGCACCCATGTGCTCGTTACCAGGATATTTAATACCATTTTTAGTGATAAATCTATTTTGTAAATTTACAGGTGGCACCCATGTTATACGAAATCTTCCGTCTCTGTTAGGTGAAAAAACCACTCGTGTATCTTGAATACCGTTTTCCCATTGAAAACTACCTTTAGTTACAACAGCAGCAGAAGTTGCTTCTTCATTGTAATCTATTTGTTGATATATCTTTGTTAAATTAAACAAAGACATTTTAGACTCATCTCTAAACGCGTGTTTAGTTGTGCGTGGAAACTGTCTATAAAACTCATTTAAACCATCTTGGTCATCTTTTAAACCTTCTACTTCATTATCCCAGTACTCAACGACCCCAAGCTTAATTGACGTTCCATGAGGTCCAAACACTTCTTTTTGTGGTGTGTCGAAGACAGGATAGCCGTAAGAATCAATGTATCCTTCGTAATTCCATTCCATAGGAATGAACAAAGAATAGAGTCCTGAGCGCGTTTGTCCATTTGCATTTCTTTTTGTAACGTCTGAATCTTCATATAATTTTTTAAAATTTCTACCACCTTTATCTAAAGAGTTTGATGTTGATCCCATCATACACTTACCAATAATTCTACTACCTAATCTAAGGGTGGTTTTCGTAACCCTCCAATTGTTCTGGATGTCGTTGGGTTTTTCCCACTTCCCCGATTCATCATGGACGAGGAGCCTGAGCTTCTCTCCATCGTAGGCGTTATCCCCTGTGTTCTTCCAGTCGATTGTGGTGTCCAACCCGGAGAGATCCTCGGTTTTGTCGGTCGATACAATCGATCTTCTTGTGAACTTGGACGCTGGGACTCTGTATGCGAGTTCGGTCTTTGGGCGGTCCATACCGTCCTGGATCGGTTTGAAAAAGAAGGGGTAATTAACGGATATTGGTACAACCTTATCGGTGAACATCTTCTTAGCGTCGGCGCCAGATTTGGACAATATCCCAAAACGTGAGTCGCTTGATATGGTCGCCATATCCACCGTAACTCCGGATGCCATAAACGAAAAGCCTGAACGTCTATTCTTGAGATAGCACATACCATAGCACCGTGCGTCGGCGTGTACTGCGG